TGAATTCATCAATTATTTGCTCCTTCTCCATTGCAATTGCCTTATACATTGCTATTCTTAGCTCCTCAGATATTATAAATCTACATGAGATTTCATCTATCAGGAATTTAACTGCTGTGTCTTTCATAACTCTTCAATTTTTAAGATTAAACCTATCCATCTGTCCACCATCAGGAATGCATGATGCTTGTCGTATGCCTTCACTATCTTGAAGGACTTGTCTCTCATTGTGACTTTGTATGTTTTCATTTTTAGCTCTTAAGTAATTAATGTATAGAAGGATGTTAAAGTGACCTCTCTTAGTCCAGTAGGACTCAATATCAGCTAAGTTCATTGTCATCAATGTATCCGTTATTACATCCACACTCCTCTTCAGTGTAGTGAATTTCATTTCCAAATGTGCAGTAGTGTATTTCTACTGTACCTTCTCCATTGCAGTCAGGGCAAATCATACTTCTACAGATTTATTGATTGTGTATTTCTTGTGCTTGAATGTGTTTAGATTTCTCTTAGGAGTAGTTAGATTAAAGTCTTCAATCAATTGCTTATATGTGTACCATCTTGATTGATAAGAGATAGCTTGTGATGAATAACTCCCAAATTCTTGACGAGCGAATAGGTACAAACTCCATGTTGCTTTTTCTTCTTTGATAATGTGTTTAATTAGATTTTGCATGTTATATTGTTTTAATTGTTACTTTAAAAACCCCTCCTGTGTAATTCACGTCAGTTTTAAATTCCCAGGTTTCAACTAGGAGGGGTTGGCTTACCAGAGCCTATTTGTTAGCTTTTGCCGAGCCTGCTATTAACTTGATTGTAGCTACTATGCTATAAAGGATTAAAATGTAGATAAATTTTGCTTCCATGTGTATTGTTTTAAAGGAGCTTTTACACCCCTTGGTTATTAGTTTTTGATGTATTCATAAGTTCTATATTTATCTTTATACATCCAGCCTTGTGTTTTTACAAATTCTGCATTAACTTCTTTTTTAGTTTTAGCAGTAAATTCAAACATAATTTCTTCAACTTGTGTTCCTTTATGTTTTGTTACTTTTAAAGTTATCATGTGATATTGTTTTGGTTAATAATTATGAAACAAAGTTAATAACTCTTTTCATATATGCAACTATATTAACATATTTTAACATTTGAAGAGATGAAACATTGAGATTATATTGAGATTCCTCAATGTTTTAAGCATAAAAAAACCGTTGATTTGGGTTCAACGGCTAAAACCTTTACAGCTCACAAAACAAAGTTAGATGAGTATAGAACTTTTTCAGCACTTACATCAATGGCTGATAAGCTAAAAAAAACCAGCTAAGTGTGGGCGACCAGGGACACCCCAATCCATTAACCATAGCTGGTGTATTAAAAAAAGGGATAAACTATCTCTAGATCATCCCCTCTTGGTGTTATTGTAACCAAACAATATACATGCGGTACAAATATACTTATTTTTTTCTTCTAAGAATTAATTTTACTAATTTTCCTACAAATCCTGACTGCTCATTAACATCAACATTCACCTCTCCATTGGTCACTTGTACATCTACCTTCTCAGTATCTATTTTTAGCTCCTTAGACTCACTATCTTTATGAAAGTCTACGTCTACCTTAGGAGTATCTACTTTAACCTCTGTAGTACCATTTTTACGAGTAACTTTAACATCCACATTCTTAGTGTCAATGTTGATGTTGATGTCTTTTTTCTTCTTGGGTGTCTTCATTTTACGCTTCGTTATTACTTATTGATCCTTTACTCTCTAATTCTACTACTCTTACATTAGATGGTTGTGCTATTTTCCAAGCTGTTCTTCTTGCTTGATTCAATCTTGACTTAGCAAGTCTCATGATACTCACCTGGTTGTTTTGATTTCCTCCAAGTACATGGTAGTGAGTTCTATCTTCTCCAACATAAATACCTACATGACCTCCACCATCTCTCTTGAATGTGAGAATATCACCTAACATAGGAGTATCTTCTCTTGTGCCATAGTTGGCCCAAGATAGTGCCCATAATGGTTTATCTACAACTTGTACACCAGCCTTATGAGCACAGTAAGCTATAAATAATCCACACCAAGGTATCTCATCATTTGTGTATACCTTATCAAGTCCAATTTCTTTGGCCCAATCTAAGATGATAGGGTTGTGAATCTTACCTACTACTTCCTTAGTACCTATCAGCTTGACAGCTTGTACTAGGATTCTAGGACCAGTCTCTTCTTTTAGCCAGTCGTAGCTCATTTCTGAACTGTTAATTGAGATAGAGTAGCTCCAATTGTGCCAGCTGTAACTAAATATCCAGCAATAGTGACGATTAATGGTGGCAATTCAACTGGTGAAGTCATTAGAATACCTCCAATAGTCCCTATAGTTATAGATAGGTTTCTAACTTTCACCCAAAATATAGGTGTCTTAGCACACCATCTGTCTTTTAGTGTCATCTTACTAGTTGTATTTCGATTAGTTTCTTAACTGATTGTGTTAATTCACTTATGTGCTCAGCTAAATGCTTGATTTCTAACTGTGTCATTTTTTCAATTGAGTCACTTCTAAATCTTGCCTCATTATCTACCAGGTCAATCTTGCCTTTAAGATGGCTAACATCAGCTATTATCTCTTTCTGTTCAGTTACCACAGCTTTGATATCTCCATGGAGATTCTTAAGGAAGTATCCTATAGCTGATAATAGGATTGTAATAATTGTAAAAGCTATCTCATTAAATCCCATCACAAAATAAGTATTGAATTATTATAACCATTCTCTCTCATCCCTCCACAAGGACAGCCACTATGACATTGACCAACACAATTACAAGAGCATTCGTCTATCATTGGTCTAAGGTCAGTATCTCTGTTTGTCTTATCTGTGAAGCCAGGATAAAGGTCTTTATTAGCTATAAGATATCTAATCAATCTTTGCTCATAAAATGAAGCCTTCTGTGCATAGTGCTCCATTCCAAATGCTACCTCGTTTCTGCTGACAGATGCTGAGTAGTCACCATACTGAGTCTGCAATCCTTTGTTCTTTAACTGATAAGTCAATCCAAAAATAGCATCTTCTGCACTCCTCCAAGCTATCACTGGCTGTATGAAGGTAACAAGTGTCTCCTCATCATTTGTCAAGGTCTGAGCATTGTATGCAGCAAGTAAATAGTTGTAGTAAGTAGTACCTAAGATAGGCATCACTCTCAATTGTGCCTGAGTAGCTATGTATGGAGTAACATCTGTCACATCTACATTGGCTGTTATTGGTGTATTGACCTTTAAGTAGGTCTCAGTTATAAAGTAGATCATAGTGCTGGTGTTTCGATTGGTATTACGTCACCACCTTCTATAGGAGGCAAGGATGCAAGTGACCTAACTTCATTAGGTGTCATTGCATTAAGGACTTTTGTAGCCACCAATGGTGATAGTGAGTTGATTGCATCAGCTGTCTTACTAGCATCACCTTCAATCTCAACAATAGTCTCATTGATAATTTGAAAGTTGTTGATAGTATATTCACCTGGTATCTTAGCTATCTCCAAAAGCTCATTCACTATCTCCTCAACTTGATATCTTAATGGCATAACTACATTTTTCTCAAAGATGACATACGCTTGCTTGATGTCAGCACCTCCACCTAGTGCTCCAGTAGTGCGAACACCCATAAGGATAGGGTCTATTGTGTGAGCAAAGCAAATCTGTTCTGTGTTCAATGCTGATGCCTCGTGAAAGAGCTTATCATTGCCATTTGTAGGTAAAGATTCAATCTTAGGTAGTTGGTCCGCTGAGTTAGCAAAGAATGCAACTGCCTTACCAGCATTAGCTGCACCTTTCAACCTATCAATAGTGTGCTTAATCATTGACTTCTCCTCTTCTGATTGTGGTCTCTTAGGGAACATCATAGCAAAGGAAGGGAAGACTGAATTTTGAATGTTACTTTTTGCAAAGTAGCTTAACTCACCACTAAGGAAAGCAAAATTAAGAGCACTAGTGTATTGTGGCAATGGATACCATTCTTGACCTAGTGTCATGATTTCGTACACATACAACTGCTCTAGGTCACTATTAGTAGGATGGTATCTTTTTATAGGTGTTACATCAATTCTAGCGGACCAATCATCACATAAAAAATAAGTGACTTTATCTCTAGCTATTCTGACCTTCTCAGGTGATACATTATAAATCTTGTATAGCTCTCTCTTCGCATTGTAGCATAACTTGAAGTATACTCTATGGTGTATAATCAATTGCTGACCTATTGCTCTCTCTACTTTACCAAGTTTAATCTTCTTCTCAAATGTGTACAGCTTTAGCTTGTCCTCATTGGTCATTCCTTCACTCATAAGAGTATAGCCACCACCTACTACTGAGTTAGTTTTAAAGTCCACAATAGCTCCATGCAAAGGTGATGTATAGTAGAGTTGATTAAGTAGCTCAGGAAACATGTTGTCCTGTCCAAATGGAATATAACCAGCTACCTGGTATCTACCATTGACATAAGGTAGTGATAAGTTAGCATCACCAACTCTACCAAATGGTGTAGAGAAAGACTGATATCCTTCTACTACTTCTGTTGTTGTCTGAGGCTTAGTGCCTATGAATCTGTTATACCAAGCCATTAGTCATATATTGAATTAATAATTGCACCAGCTACTACCATTCTACCCTCTTCAATCATTGTCAATCCAACTGGATCTAATGTAGGTGTTGAGCTCTCATAGACCTTATATCTATACTGACCTTTAACAAAGTCAATATCTGTAGGCTCAATGATAGTGAATAGGTTGAATCTTGAAGGCCACAATGAAGTATCTGTACCTATCCAATAGATTGGGTTAGATGTGGTGTTGAACTCATCTTCAAACTCAAATAAATAGTAAGCATTTGATAGTGTAGTGACCTCTGTTAAAGTCAGTACAAAGCTATTGGTTGAGTCTTTCTCAAGATAAATCATACCTATATTGTATCAATCAAAATTTTTAATTAAAAAAAAAGGGTTACATTTCTGTAACCCCTCTTTATCTATGGAAGAAATTAGATTAATGTAGCAACTACAGCATCTTGAATCTCTAGTGCTAAGAATTCATTCTCTGCAAGCAAAGTAATAGAATACTTACTACCATCAGCTCTAGCTGTTCCTGATCCGTCACCAGTTGCAGTCAACTGCAAGTAAGGGAAGAACCAATACAAGCCATTTGAGTCTTGAACGATTCCACTCAAGTATTGTTGACCTGAGCCTAACACCTTAATAGCATTAGATTTAACAGATTCTCTTCTGTGGAAAATCAAGTTAATTGTCTGAGTAACAAATGAAGAACCGTTGATTAAGTCAATGTTTGACTCTTCAGTGTAGTTCGATGTATTTCTTCTGAATTCAAATTCAGTAAATGCATCAGCACCAACTACCAAGTCTAAATTGTTAATCAAATAGTCATTTCCTGCAGCAGTAGTCAATGTTGTCATATCTACATTGTCCTGTAGATTAACGTAAAGTTTATAAATTCCACCTGTGTTATTATCACAACTTTTTTGGATGGATATCAAAGCATCACAGCTCATATTTTCTTATGTTTTAAAGTTAAAAAATAGGAGGACACTTAATGCCCTCCCTTATTAATGTCTAGTCAAAACATACATTGTATACAACAATCTCTGCAGGGTTCGTGTAGTGGAAACCAGCTTTCAAGTTAGCACGAGTTCTTAAGTAAGGCTCAGCTACAGTGTCAGATAAGTTCACAGCTCTCAATGCTTTTGAGTCACCTTCAGCATCAAATGCGTATACTAAGTTGTTTTTTAAAGTCAATACAATAGTATTGTCAGGCATACCTTCACATACTACTACATTGATTCCTAAGAATGTCAAGCCTAATGGTAAAGTCACATAAGTCTGAGTGTTACCTTGTGCTGCTTTCAACTCATAAGCATTAGCTACATTTGTTGATACATACAATCTTAATTCTGATTTTTTACGTACAATTGAAGCTGGTGCAGCGTTAACTACAGCCTCTAATACTGTCAATACATTTGCAGTAGAGATAGCTCCTGAATATAATCCAGCTGCAATGTTTACATCACCACATAATTGTTTCAAGTACCCATTACAAAGAGACAATAATGCATCTTCTGAGTCAATGTCACCTTGCCATCTTAACAACTCTAAGTCTTGACCAATTACATTAGCCATTTCATTCCAGTAGTAAGACATGAAAGATGCAACTGTGAAGTCACCATTTGAGCCTTGAGACATTTGCAATGCTAAGAAAGATTGCTCTAAGTCAAACTGACATAATTGAGCCATAGCTGATAAGGGACATACGTCAATGTCAATAGCATCCAATGAATCTGTAGGAGCATTGAAGTTACAAGTAGATGCTTGTAATAATGAGCCAAAAGTTACATTAGCTAACTTAGTTTTGCTTTTGATACCTGGTAAGGTACGAAAGTTGTTAGCAATGTCAGGACTTGATAAGTATGCTTTAGAATAGAACTCATCAGGGTTAGCACATAAAAGTGCGTTTGTTTCGATGTCTAAGTCGAATTTTAGGTTACGCGTCATCTTATTTTGATTTTGAAAATTTTACAAACTCTTTAAATTTCTCATGTGCAGATAGTGCTACTGGTGCAGCCTCTTCTACTGTTTCTACTGCAATTGATTCCTCAATTTGATTTTTTAAACCAGCAATCATTGCAATAACTGAATTCATGTGCTCTTCCAATAATGGAGCAACAATGGCAATAACTGCCTCAGCATCTACAGCTGGATCAATAGCCATAGCTACTTCTTCTGTTTCAGCTTCTTCTGTAGCTTGAGCCTCAGCATCAGCTACTACTTCTTCTTCTTCTACAGCTGGATCAGCTGACATTTCTACTGGTGCATCTTTAATCTCAACAACTTCTCCATCTGTAACAACGTAGATTTTGCCTTCAATTAGATGCTCTCCATCAGGTAACTTCATAGTATTTAATTTTAATTGTTCCGATAATTTCATACCTAAAAAGCCTTCAATAGAATAACCAACTTGACCTGACTCAACAAGCTCATCATAGTAAGCTCTATCTGTGACTTGACTTGTTAGCATCAATGTACCTTTTGGTACATCAATACCATAAGTAGTAAATGCTTTGTCAGTTTTTGGACTATCTACTATCCAAGCCTCTAGGATGTATGCTGGTACTTTTTCACTTGCATCATGCTCCAGGTTAAAGATGTCTTTATTCTTTAGATTCTGCATGAACTTAGAATGTATCTGTTCAATCACTTCTACTGAGAATTGTGCGTCATACTCTTCACCATCCTCATCCATTCTATAAATTTTCATAGGAATCATTGCTGGTGCAACAACTCTCATTTTTACATCATCTTTGAATGCCATAGCTACATGAGAATTGAAAGCCATACCTTTCACCTTAATAGCTGGCTTAGAAGTAAATGCAATCATTTCTATACCTAAGTTCTCACCATCAGCGTAGTCATCCTCAATTGTAATCTTATAGACTGGTCTATCCATGCCTATATTGTAATAATTCTTATATTTGTTAAAAATTAAAATCTATGGTAAATATTTTAGGCTTTGACGTACCTAACCAACTGAATGAGTTGAGTGTACAGCAATTTGAAACAATCACAACTATCCATGCCGACACAGAGCTGGATGCTATTGACAAACATTTGCAAGTGTTTGAATTCTTAGGAGTTCCAGCTATCAAATGGGATGATGTTGAGATAGAAGAATTTAAAGAAATAGTAAAATCTTTCAATGATGTGACTGGCAAGCCTGAGCTAGTGAACACACTTGAGATAGATGGCTATACTTATACTGCATTTGAAGACAAATTCAAACTATCAGTAAAGGACACAAAGCACATTGAAAAGATTATGCACTCAAAGCATAAAGGCTATATCTCTGAACTATTGGCTGTACTATTCAAACGTACTGACTTGACAAAGGCTGAACACTATGCAGATGCACACATCAAGCAAAAAGCTAAGTTAATCAGAGAATTAAAGGCTGAGCTAGCAGTTCCATACCTTGTAGAGATTGGTCAAAAATTGTCTAAACAAATACCACAAGATGCACCTACCGAAATCTTGGAGTGAGATAGATGTTCTGAAGTTCAAAGAGATTAGAGAGCTTTATGAAATACCTGAGGTCTTCAACCGAGAGATTGAGATTCTTGCTGTACTAGCTGATGTTGACTCAGAAGAGCTTGAAGACCTAGATATTGAGGAAGTGAGTGAAATGATTACTGAGATTAAGTTCGTGAACTCAGAGCCTTCTAAACAATACAAGTATCAACTGGATGACTATCACTATAAGTCATTGGATAAACTGACAATTGGTGAGTACATTGACCTTGAACACTACTTCTCAAAGGACTACAATAAGCACATTGGTCACATTGCATCTATTATGTATAGACAAAAGACTATTAATAAATGGGGTGTAACTGAATTTGAGCCTTACCAATTCTCTCCTAGACAAAGGTATGAGATATTTGATGAGTATCTAATCAATGACATCTATGGAATTATTCCTGAATTCATAGATTTTAGAGAGAAGTTTATGGACACCTATGGCAATCTATTCCATGACAATGCAGATGAGGAGGAAGAGGAAGAGAGGCCTACCAATTCTCAAGAGGCAAAAGAAATGCAATTGAAGAAAAGTGAATTGAAATGGGGTTGGGAAAGACTTATTTATAGCTTATGTAATGAGGACCTAACCAAATTTGAAGAGGTCACTAACCTACCACTCATCATGACCTTCAACATGTTAGCCATGAAGAAGGAATTAAACATCTAATGGGTAACCTACTTTGAATCCTTCAGGCGGATCAAGAGCTTCAAATGTGTATGTTATTCTTTGATTCTTCTCAAGTATCTCAGCCACTTTCAGCATAGGGTATCTTTTAGTCAACCATTCTGTGTACTGGGAGTATATCTCTGCAGTGATACCTGAATTATTTAGCTCATTTGTAAAGGTATTGACATAGTCTCTAGGGGTGATGACTCCACCATTCCATAAGAAAGCTCCATTATTCAAGAAGATAAAATAGTACATTGCCACTATCTGTATCTCTAACTTCTCAAAGCTGGTTATCTTAGCATTGATTCTAATAGATTCTACCAATGTACCTTGACCATCTACTATATCATTTCTAAGTATCCTCTTAAGAATATTAGCCATCCTTCTCCTTGTAGGATAGAGCACATTAAACTCTCCGTTATTTGCGTATGCCATTACACCAAGTATTTAGCTAGTTCTGAATTCACCCATGTTCTTATCTCAGTATCACTCCAATTTCTTGAGTAAGTGAAGCCATCAAATGTCACACCAAATACTGCAGATGGTGTAGTCAATACCACATCAACTGAACATGTTTGATTTGTGATGTTGTCATTCACATTATTAATAATTACTGTAGGATCAATTATCTCTACATTGAATTGGGGAAATTTGTAAGTAGCCATTTTATGTTAGTGTTGTTCCAGTTACTGTGAATGTTCTACAAAAGATATGAACAGGTCTCAATGTTGTTTTGCTTAAAGAAGCAAGTATAGGAGTTGTAGATATTGGATTAGAATAGTATGCTTGTAATGTACTTGATGTTACTGTTGTTGACGTCCACGCGTTAATACCAGCTGTTATATTCAATGGTGAATAGTTAGTCTTAACACCAAGTGAATAATTGTAGATAGATACTATCTCATTAGCATTTGGTACCCTCCATCCAGTTGTAAATGTACCTACTGAATAAGCTAATGCAGCATCAATTACTGTATTCCAATCAGCATTATTATTATAAGTATTCCTTGCCCATCCTAACACACTACTACCATCAAATGTGGACCAATCAATCATGATGTTGTTAGTGTATGTCTGACCTCCTAACTCATCTGTGAATCTGTTAGTATTTCCAAATGGATTATTCTCAGCAAGTACACTAAATGATGTAGCTCTACCAGCTTGAATATTTCCATCATCTCCTGTTCTGTATGAAGTAGTTTGACCTGTCTTCATTAGCTTAGCAGATGTTCTACTTACAACAGCTTTTATATAGTTAATCATAATCTTGTTGTATTAAGATTCACCACTCCAATAGTATTGACACTTACTGTTATCTTAGCTCCAGTACTTATAGCAGTTCCAAATGTATAAGCTGAGTTATTCACCAATATAGTAGTGGTAGGACTATTTGTAATGTTAGTAACTGAGTCAATCTGATAGCTGTAAGATGCATAGAAATTTACCGTAACAGCATCTATAAGTTCAACTGTTATTACAGGATTGGTATAACTTGTCTTTTGTGCATCTGTTTGATAACGCTTATTCGTTGAGTCTGCTATGTCAGCTGTTGTTGCATCAGCTCCTGCAGTTACAAGTCCTTTTGAATCGTATGTAATCTTTGTTTTTGTTGATCCTGTTATTGGAGTATTTGATGCTATTTTACTATTAAATGTACTCCAATCAGCTGAGCTCAATGCACCTCTATTAGTAGCAGATGCTGTAGGTAGATTGAAGGTGTGAGTAGCTACACTTGAATTAATTGCAAAGTCAGTGCCACTTGTACCTACTGCTAAGTTCTGTACCTGAGCTGTTAAGCCATTCAATGCTGTTAAGCCAGTTGAGAATGTAGTTATTATCTGACTAAGGTGATTGTCTTCTGTGTGAAGTGTGATAGTTCTACCACTATGTGTGACATAGATTCTCACAGCTAATCTATCAGTCAATGCTAGTGTAGTCTGCGGTACCGCTAAGGTTGTAAGATATAAGTCTATTGCTGTTCCACCAGTTATTCCCTCAGGTGTTGCTGAGTTACTAGCTATCAATGTAAGTGTAGCACCATCCCATTTATATAATTCAACGTAAAATGAAGGTGTACCACCAGGAGAAGATGCACTAAAATAGGTTTCAAAGTTCCAATTTCCACCTGGTATCTCTAATTGACTAGGATCATTGGCATCTGTAATGAATGATTGAATGTAACCATCAGCATTGATTGTGAAATCTGTGCCAGTGCCTATGATTGGTGTCTTATTAATCTCTTTCATTGCAACACCTCCAAATGTACCCTGACTTACTGAGCCATTAAGGTAGTAGCTGACAGATGCACCACCACCGGTTGATGTTGGAAAGTTAGCAAGTTGACCATCACCTCTGATATATTGTGTTGCAACACCAGCACCAGCTACAGCTAATGTACCTGCTGTTGTTACTGGATTACCAGTCACTGTAAATGCAGATGGCATAGTCAAGTCAACACTTGTAACTGTGCCACTTGTTAAGTCAGCTGTAGTTGCTATTGTGTAGCTACCAGTTGCTTTGTCAGGGAACTCAAGGATAACACCAGGATTGGTGACATCTGTATTCTGCAGTGAACTTTCTTCAACTCCAGTCTTCAATGCAAGTGTACCAGTATCACTCAATGTTGCATGAGTATCTGCAAGTGTATTCTCAGTCTTCACATCAATTCCACTGATTGTAGTGACTTCACTTGATCCAGCTGTCACACTAATTGCATTGGTAGTAGTACTTCCTATATCAGTAACCTGTTGTAGATTCTGACTACCTCCACCTCCACTAGCATTGATTATCTCTTGCCCTGTTATGGAATAAGTATCATAGCCTGTGCCAGTGAGGACACTTACCTCAAGTAAATCTGTAGCTTGTAGGTTAGCTCCCTTAGGAGGCATCTGTGATATCTTCTGTCTGCGTGCCATACCTATATTGTATTAAGTTGATAAATTAGTTATAAGATAGGATTGACCTCAAACGCTTCAAATATGCTGCCATCTTCGATTGTGTACGTTCCGAAAGGACATTCGGTGTCTTCGGATAGGGTGGCTTGTACTTCTAAACTCCCCCCAGGAAACCGATTAAAATCCCATTGATTAGTTATATTATTCCATCTTATATTTGAGTCAATCCCACCATCTGGAGTTAAAAAAAAGTAATTATTCTTACCATTAACAATACCGTTTGTTTCCACCTCCACCGTTACAGGCTCTCCACCTTCTAAGGTGTAGGTTACAGATATTGTGTCGCAACCTACCACTACTGGCAACTTAAGAGGGACTTGACAATTAGTCCAGTTACTAATATCAACATCTAATGTCATTACCCAACCAGCCGCATAGTCAAGTAGCTGATTATTCAATGGAGTGATAGATGGTGAGCCTACAATATCAAAAGAATAATCATCACTAAAATTAAAATAATTCACTAAATCTACCAATATCTGATGACAGTCTGACAATATCACTGTGATGTTAGCTCTGTCTTTTTGGATGATGTCTAAGCAATACACCTCTAAGCTGATAGTGTTCACATCCATTGTAGTAGATGCCACAATAGGAGTGATAAATACCAAAGGATACCTCTCATCTTTAGTGGCAAAGTTAGGTAATTGCTCATTGAAGTCAGTACCTACCTTTTTAACTTGTAGGTGATCATTATAGAATCCTTCAATCTTGTTTATTAGTGCTTGGTAACTTGTCATAATTCAGCGTTTCTTTGAATGCGTTTAATTCTGTTCTGTGTGCCTGTCATTTCTGTTTCACTGACTACAGCTGTGACAGTGAAGTTAGGTGTTGATTGGTCATTGTTTTGATTATTTCCACCAACATTATTGTAGTTATTGGAATTGCCATACAAGTTAGGTGTAGCCATTTGAGTACTATTAGTGATAGCTGAATTGCTACCAGCTGTATTGTTGGTAGGTACATTTCCTCCTCCTTCAAATGATGTAGAAGCTATTGCAGATATTGATGCTGCAGTTGCCGCTATAGATGCAGCTATTCTTATTCCTGATGCAATACCAAGAGTGAAGTCAGGAACAGATAAGATTGCTAAGATAGCTTGAGCTCCATTGATTGCAGCCATTGCTAGATTCATTTTTTTCTGTTGTTCAAATTGTTGCTTAAGTATCTTCTCCTCTTCCTTACTTCCTTTCTCAACACCTTTTAGCTTGTTTCTTGTGCTAATTTCTTGAATACTTGTGATAGCACCCAATGCTTGCTTTGCAGTTTCAAAGCCTTCATTGATATTCTTGAATGTCTTGGCTTGAGCTTCAGCTTCAATCTCTTCAATCTTCTTAGCTGTTGCCTCTTTTGCTGTGACTTCAGCTTGTCTGAATTTTTCTTTAATAGCCGCTATCTCAGCCTCTGACAAGTTAAGTGCTGCAAGCTCAGCTATTCTCTGAGCATCCATTGCTGTAAGTTGTTGAGCTAAAAATTCATTGTTAAGTCTTATCTCCTCATCTTTATCTCCTTTAAATCTCTCAAGCTCAAATGCTGAATTTGACAACTTAGTCTCTCTAACTAATTGTGCAGCTGCAAGTATCTTAGCATTCTTGTCAATCTCAATAGCTGTGATTTCTAAATCGACAGCCTTTTTGTCAGCAACTGCCTTAGCGTTGATTTCTTTAATTTTTTGCTCAGTCAAATCCTTAGCTTCAAGAGCTGTTATTCTTTCAACTTCTATTAATTTTTTCTGTAGCTCTAGTTTTTTTATAGCATCTTGCTCCTCTGACATTTTGATTCTAATTCTTGAGGCAGCAGCTTCATTAGCTATAGCTATCTTATCAAATTCAAGTTGTTCAAATGCAATTTTAATTTCTTTGTCAATAGCTTTTAATGCTATTTTTCTCTCCATCTCAGTTGCAAATATTTTAGTCTTCTTAATATCAAGGCCTTTTATCTCTTCATACTCTTTAACCATTTGGTCAATTTTGAGCTGGTCGATCTCCATAGTAGTCTTGCCATTGAGAATGGCTGCATCAAGTTGAATCTTAAATAAATCTCTAGTCTTTTTTAGATGCTTATCTTGAGCCGATTCTATCTTAGCATTAGCTGCCTTATTGTCCGCTATTCTCTTGTTGTTAGCTGTTGTAGTTAAGCCCTCTTTTTGCTTCTCAGCATCTGCTATTGTTAAGGTTTTAAGTTCTTCTAATTTTGCAAGGTCATCCTTACTACCTCTTGCTTGCTTAAGCTCTTTTTTTTGTTTTTCAATTTTGGAAAGAGACTCTTTAAGCTGAATGTCAATCATCACCTTAGCTCTTTCGCTTTCATTGGTGATTTGCTTAGTGTTGAGTAATTCTATCTGCTTAGAGATGTCCTCATTTATCTTGCGTCTTGCATTAGATTTTTCAATCTCATTCGCAATTATTTTATTCTTATGCTCTACATTAGCAGCGTACAATTTATCTAAGTCAGCCTTCTCTTCTTCTGATAATTCCTTTTTATTCTCTAATGCCTTTATTTTAGCATTGTTAATCTCTATATAACCTTCAGCCTCTTTTTTGTTTAAGTCATAAATTGATTGATTCTTGTCAATGTTGATGCCTAATGACTTGTTGATTTGAACAATCTCCTCATCTGTCATGTCTTTAGTTACTTCCATCAATGACCTCTGAGACTCAATTTCAGCCTTATGTGCCTCTTCTTTCTTCTTAGATGCAGCCATTACCTTCTCAGCATTCTTCTCTGCGGCATTGTCAGTCAATCCTAACCAATCAGTCAAATCCTTGAATCCTTGAATCAGTGCATTGATAGGAGCCATTAAGAAGTCTAGAACTTTTTGAAGTACCCCAATTTTATTCAAGAAAATAACAATGGCTGCAACAATAGCCACAATGACTGCAACCAATAAGAAGATAGGGTTAGCAAGTATCTGTGCCCCCAACTTAACAAATGCTCCACCAACTGTTTTGATGGTCCCTGTAAATGCCTTGAAACCTTGAGCTACTTCTTTTGGATTCACCTTGCCAAGAGCTGAGGCAAATACATTTGCTTTCTGTTGTGCCTCAGCAAAATCTAAGGATAGCAATGAGTCCTTAATACCACCAAGTGAGTTTTTAACCTGTTCAAATTTTGAGCCAGTTGAAAAGTTATTCACAGCCTCATTTGCGTCTGCTAATTTATCCTTTAATTCACCAGCTCTTTGTGATAACTTGGCTACCGATTCAGGATCAGTTGCATCAGCAATAGCTCCTTTTAATTCTCGTAACTCAGCTTTAATGGCACCTATGCCAGTGACCTTTAATGGTATTTCAACTTCATTCATAAACTCTAATTTCTATTGTATTGTAAGACATAGCTCCATCTATAGATGCACCAGTAATATCGTATGTATTTATGTTGATATTGTCAAGCGTCCCCCATTTGAACTCAGTTATAAACAGTGAGGCAAGTGTGTTGTTTATAAATAAATAAACCTTATCTTGACCAACAAAAGCACCTAACAAATCTCCTGAATATAAACCAGTTCCACCTCTAGTCCACACGATGTCACCTATAGTATTCTCAAGTACAGTAACTGTAGGATCAGATGTACCAGTTTGGCTAATAGTCCCTACATATTTCTTATATGGGACCACAACATCTCCATTCATTGTTCCAGTAACAGTTAGGTTATTCACTACCATACCATCATTACTCAATGTCTGACCATCACCAATGATAACTCCTCTCGTTCCTGATGTCACAACATTTCCTCTACCAAATACCATAGCATCAGCACCTGGTTGAATGATGTTGTTGTTAGCTCTTGCATTTCTTAACAAACTATCTGTACCTACTGCAGTAATTGTGTCACCTATATATCCTCCATTGCCAGTCTTGAATGGTGCAAGGTCAATTTCAGTATCAATGCTGATTAGCTCTACCTTAGTAAGCTGTCTCTGATTACCATTGTAGTCTTGAATCTTATTGATATTCCACCAAGAATTATCAATGTATATCTTATCATTAAGCTTCAATGATTGAATATCTACCTCATCAAGGTCAAAGTAAGCTATCAACATTTTACCAACATTAATCTGATTCACTGTCCTTCTCCAGTATAGGTTATACAGATTGTTTGCAGTTAGTGATACAGGCTCATAGAAGTAATAGTCATTGGTGCCAAAATTGATATCAAAGCTAGGAGTCAATGCATTGTCAAAGTGACCTATCATTGGATAGTCAGTAAGTCCAAACTCACCAGTACTACCAAAGTCTACTATGTCAAATGGTTGACAAGTACTAACTCCTCCATCATATAAGATTCTGATTTTAGTATTGGGAGCTGAGCCAGTTATAGCTGGTACATAAGCATTGAAGATAGTGTGATAGACAGGTGTTGGTGAGAATATCAACTCTTGAGTATCAACATCTTTCACATACTCATTGTCAAAGGTATATTCAACTTGTCCATAAATCTCTCCAGTAGCATTGGTATACTTTATGTTTGGGCTATCCTCATCAGGAGCATAGGTTAGCTTTAACTTCTTATTAAACAAGTCAGGCAAGAAGATTAACTCTTGGTCCTTATCCTTAGCTAATTTTCTGCTCCAATCCTTTTCTGCTCCTGAATCATAATACTCATCTCTATGTCTTAAAATCAGATTGTATGGGTTATCAATGTCTTGCTCCACATACAGATTGTACATCTGAAAGATAGACTTGACAAACTCTGATTGCTTAATCTCTGCTGGTACATATTGATTCATGGTCAATGTACTACCTGTCACTTGAATGTTGCTACTTGGTAGGATAACCATATTTATATAGGTCAAGTCAAGTACTATATTAACAGGTGCAAGAATACTTGTAAATGTTTGATACCACAATCCATTAACTCCATTAAAGGTATTAGGAATTACTTTAACTCCTACATCAAGAATTTGAATATCAGATGCTGTGATTCCTAAAATAGAACCATTGCCAATTACAGGTATTGTAAATGTATCAGAAAAGTTTAAAAGAGTAGTAGTTCCATTAGGTAATAAACTACCAAATGTGCCAATTGAAACACTAGAACCATAGACTATAGCATTACCACTTCCTGCTACTTGAACTCTTACAAATACTTTATATCTAGTTAGTGGAGCACTATCTAAGTATGCGTCAAATCCACTTGTATTGTCTAATATTACTGAGCCACCAATTGCTAGACTATAGCTGTAATTTTCTCCAGCTGTAGCATTAGTGCTAAATGGTGTTGAATACTCTCCTGTTGTAGGGTTGAATATACCTTGAGTATCAATAACCTCTGACCATCCTGAGTCTACAGATTCAGTAAATGTAACATTTTGACCTATAGCTTGAACATTAGTACTAGTCCATGTATTGGTAGCTTCTACCCTATAGTCTTCATAATCTTGGTTGTTGGTGTCACCATTGTATGGAATCAATAGCTTGTCAAAATTAGCAGATGCCATCTCTGACCAAGTGTATGTGAAACCAGCTACAGCAAATATCCTATCAAAGTAAGTCTTCGCATAGATACCTGGTTTAAAGTCATTAGCATTGAAGACATTATTAGTGATATATGGCATGACATACTTGTAACCATCAGCCACAGTATTACTGAATGATGCTGCAATATTGGTAGAGCTAAACACATGGTTTAAATCTGAGAAGTCTAAGTCAGTCAAGTTAGCGTTAGTGATGGCTGTGAAGAATTCAGCTCTACTATCCTTGATTAGCACTTCATAGGTTACTTGGTCTTCATACCTTGTGCTATTCTGTACCTTGTTAACCTTCACCAATTGGAGCAATGCATCATCCAATATAGGGATGCCATTCTGAATCACTTGACATTTGGTTAACGTGTTGATGTTAAATGTTCCATTCTCAATATTGACATCATAGTAATGACCAAGTAATTCATTATTGTTCTTCGTCCCAGCAAGAGTCACAGTCTTAGAGAATGTCCCCTTGCGAGATGTTAAATCTCTAATGTCACCGATGTTAAATGTTATAGGAAGTACAAGATTGTCAGACTCAAGTACACCTGTTGATAGAACTATCTTAACCATTGATTGTGTCGTTGTTGCCTATCCTTACTTGAATAGATTGCTTGATTAGATTATTGTTTCTTTGCTTATAAACTTCAAAGTTATTTGTAGTAACATTACAGCTCACATACTCAGTGCTCTCAGGTATATGGATAACACATCCACTCTCATCAAATAGTACAGCACCATCTTGTGTGATTCTATACAGCACATTCTTGATATATGTCTGAGGTGATGTCAGTAACTCTTGGAAGTACTCACCCTCTTCTTCTGTCATAAAGTTGGTTGACAAGTCATAGAGCTTAGTGACCTCAGTGTTGAAGTTGACCGTACCTTGTTCATAACTTTTATAACTCCATTGACTATCAACTACTGCACCAGGTACATCTTGGTTGTATGTTTGTCTGTTGATATTTCCTCTCTCGTATGCCTTAAGTTGGAAGGCAAAACTGCTCCATGAGCCCATTCTATCTAAGAATACAATATGACTCTCAGAGATTAACATCCTTCTGTCTAGGTTGACTTGATACTTGATTGACTTCACTGTGTTAAATACTCCGTCAGAATACCAAACCTCATAGCTCTTAGTGTCATTTTTAACCAATGGAGCTGTGCCACTAACCAATGTCAATGAGCCATAGTTGTTAGGACCAATAGCCACACCTTTTATGAATTCAGTACCAGTTAATGACTTATAGAATATAGAGCCATCATCACTCTGAAAGTATGCTCTCTTATTGATTGCTACTGTTGTGACATCTTTCAAGTTCAGCCATAAATCTTGTCCTGGTGTCACACTGAATGATTGAGGCTGATTAGTTAACCATACCTTAGTAGCTCCATCAAGCTCATAGTCATCTTGGTCCCAATAAGGAAACTCAAGCCATGACTGAACACCATTGAACACCTTCTTATCAAGTGTAGACTCTATGTCTAATGTTATTGTCTTTCTGTTGTCAGCATACTTCACAGCACCATTGATACTTGCATCTGTCACTCCTGACCATAGAGCATTGATTGTGAAGTTAGTGGTGCCAGTTATAGCAATCACAGTGTGAAGTCCTTCAACACCAGGGTTAGCAACACCACTATCTGACTGAGTGATGTTCACTTGGTCACCTACTTGAAATGGATGTGTAGCTGTGATGAGAACATTGCCAGCGTTATCTGTAAGAGATGCTGTGTAGCTCATGTCAAATATATACTCTTCACCAAATTTCACATCATAGCCAAAGTAGCTATGTGCTGCATCATAGAAGGTAGTGATTGAAGGATTGAAGTCAAAGCTAACCTCATTGCTCAATAGCTTGCTTAGATCTTGCTCACCATAGCCAGTGCCAAATGTAGGCAGAGCTTTGTAGTAAGCAATTCTATCTGTAGTGACTGAGTCAAACACTTCAAAAATATATCTGAAGCCTGACTTATTCTTGTTAGTTGAGTCAATGATAAACTTGCACTCATTGTATGCTGGAGTGAAGTCCTGAGGCTGTGCTATGATTGTTGTTGCCATACCTATATTGTATTTTGATTAGAATCCTGTTAGAAGGATAAGTAGGAGTCATCTGTGTAGTATTCCTTCTTGATATAGGTTGCAGCATACCTAATGGCATCCATGGCATCATCCCAAAGTTTGACTGGCTCATCTGTGATTTGGTCACCTATCTTCTTCCACTTGTAATTCTCATATTCTTTCTTGATAGCTGGATGGTCCTCACAGAATATACCAAAGGTCTTGATGTTATCTATCCCTTGCTTGACTACCTTGTTGGCATTCTCAATGTAATATCCAGCTCTATCTATTTCTGCTATAGTCTCAGGTCT